GTCCAGCAGATTCGTCATCCGTTTGTCCTTGTCCATCAGCATGTCGTGGACCTTCTCTTCGATGGTCCCGCGAGCAATGATCATGATGGTCTCGGTCTTTTGCGTTTGACCGATCCGGTGCTGACGCTTCGATCCCTGTTTGAACACCTCAAGGTCGTAGGTCGGCGATGCCCAGATCGTGGCCGTGCCCCTCGTCAGCGTTAACCCATGGGCCGCTGATTTCGGGTGGGCGAAGATCGTCTGATACGCTCCTGCCTGGTATGCGTTGACGATCGACTCTCGCTCCTTGTCTGTTGTGTGTCCATCGATGACTGCGAACGTCAGTCCGCGCTTTTCAGCTTCTTTGACCAATGCGTCGCGCTGGTGAGTCCAGAGAAAGAACACCAGACTGTGCTTGCGCTGCTCAACCAGGTCGAGCACCATCTCGTACCGGGCGTTATCGACCACCTGGTAACCGCCCATGCCGTCGTACACCGCGCCGGAGGACACCTGAAGCAGCTTGGTCGCCACGGCAGCCGCGTTGATGGCGAGGATCGCCGGTGCTTTCCCGCGCAGCGTCATCATCTGGGTCTGTTCGAGCTCCAGGTAGGCACGCATCTGCTTCGATGTTAGGTCGTAGTCGATGCTGTAAATGTGATTGGCTGGAATGTCAACGCAGTCCTCAAACTTGTGGCGAACCACTATGTCCGAGAGCAAGCTGAATACAGCTTCTTCCGAGCCCTCTTTATCTGTCCATTTGATGGCCTGAGCATTAAACCCTACCTGCTTTGGTGTGCAGGTTGCATCGCGGAAGCGGTAGAAGCTGTTGCCCAGACGTTTGCCACCGTCCAGCACATAGACCTGATGCCAGATGTCTGTAATGGAGTTGCTATTTGGCGTGCCCGTCATGCAGCAGCGATAGCGGAAGTGGTCGGTGATCTTGGCTAAGGCTTTTGACCGTAAGCTCGCGTGATGCTTAAAAGCTGTTGATTCGTCAATAACGAGCTCGGAGAACTTCTTAAAGAAGGTGGGCTTTTGTTCGGCGAGCCATTTGACGGCGTCGACGTTGGTGATGTAGACATCGGCCACAACTCCGAACGCTTCTGCTCGATTATTTGCGTCAGCGACAGAGGTGGTGAGCTCGGGGGCAAATTTTTTAATGTCATTGACCCATACAGACCGTAGCAAAGAGCGCGGCGCGAGGACGAGAATAGCCCCTCCTCCATTAGCTCTGCGTGCAGCGAATCCAGCGATTCGGACAAACGTCTTTCCTGTTCCAGGGTCAGAACAGTCGAATACGATTGGAGTTGATCTGTTATGGGCGATGCTGACATTTTGATGCGCAAAAGGTTTGGTCATAGTGCGTCGAAGTTAGGTATAGGGGTCCCAGCGTGTGCGTTACCCGGCTGGGGCGGGCTAGGAAAGGGGGCTGACGATGAGGTCCGAATTTAGGTAGCTCGTCTTCCCCGCTTGCGGTCGGGACGCACCCCGCTCATCGCAAGCCGTGAACCCCCCTCTACCTTCAGGGGTCAGTCGTCTATGCTTTCCTGACACCGACGTCGCAATGGCCTGAATGTTCAGGTCCATATAGACACCACTGACAGGAAAATTTGTTTGGGTTGGCCGGCCATTGCGTGCAGCTCACAATGTCGCGCCCTTGCTTATCGAAGCTGCGCTTAAACCTCAGTGCTTGGGTACGTTCAAACACTTGGGAAGTAGTCTCGTTCTTATCCAGGTACCACAAGTCTGCCTGTACAGTTTCAAGCATTGGGAAGCGAAGGAATGTCACAAGCGCATAAAGCTGAAGCTGTTGGGCGTGTTTGACTTCGTTGCCCCACTTCGATCCGGTCTTGTAGTCGATGACTATGGCCTCTGTAGGAGACAGATGCACCAGCGCGTCGAGTTTGAGTCGGAGCCATGCCTTGTTCCATTCGACGGTTTCCCAGTTCTCGTCCATCCCCCATTCACCTTCCAGACTAACCATCCCTTCGGCATACAAAGTTCGTAGGAGGTCGATATGGGTGCCGAAGTGTTTATCTGCTTCAGGTGCAAGCTCGTCGATGTTTCCGCGAACGTACTGCTCACAACTATCATGAACACGAGACCCACGATCATTCGCATGTTCAGTTTGTCCGGGGCGTAGTTCACGTTCTGGCTCCTGTACCTTCTGCTCATGTTTGAGCCAGAAGTATTTTTTACACTTTTGGAAATCGCCGAGTTTGGAGAACGACCATGAGTTAGCCATCGTAGTGCTTTCTTTGTTAGAGCTTAGATTTTAGAACCAAACTCGTCGTACTCATCATCCGAGTCATTTAAGTACTCATCGATGTATTCGTCCGAACATAGGTAGTTGTGTTCAGTCTCGAGCTGCTCGTAAATCCAACCGGCAAAGTCCTGCATGAGCTGCCTAACGTCTGCTTCGATTTCGTTGATAGGGTCTTCATCTTCTTCCTCGAAATGGACTTCGACGTCCATGCGGTAGTAGTTCCCTCTCTCTGAGATCGTCGCCTGAAATGGTGCAAACCCGTGCAGCCGACGCGTGATCTGCAACACGCTGAGTTCGGTGGCAATACGGATCAGCTCTTCGTCTTTGGTCTCGGCTGTGATCTTTTGGGCAGCATCCGGCACCATCCGGTAGTTGCCCTCGAAACTAGCGCCGCTGCTTTGGCACCCGAACCCCGAGAAGCCGATGTCTGGTTCTGTCCAGGTACGCTCAGGGTCACGCTGCGACTGATGTGTCGTCGAACTGATGGTGATGCCCATCAGTGCAGCACAGTGAACAGCGTCCTCATAGACGTTATCCCACCAGTCGTAGCCAGGATAATCGCCTGACCGATACTCGTCACGAGCTTTGTCCTTAGCTTTCTCGCTTAGCTCGGAGAATTTGTAGGTAACGTCGGTGTCGCACATAATTTCTCCAGAGTATCTGCAGGTGTATTGCTGACGTTGACGTCGATCAGACGGGAATAACTCAGCATGTCCCAAGGCTCAGCACCGAATTCACGCTCAACAGCATCGTCGGTTTCTTCACCGATTCGAATGAACCGGCCTTCGAATTCTTCATCACGCTCGGGGTCATCGTCAATATCTTCGAAAAGTGCATACAGATCAATGAGCGCTTTTATATATTCAAAGTCTCTGTACCATTTGATACTTTCTGCGTGAAACAGAATAGTGACGACGCCTTCATGCTCGCTATACGTGCATTCGTTGAGCGCGTCGTATTCAAGTTTCCCTTTGTTCCGGTACGTGATGATCGTTGGGATGACATGCTCTTTTTTGCCGCGAATAGCGAACGCAACTTCTGAGTAGTAGCCCATGGTTTATCCTTGTAGCCTGGCAGTGACTTTGATCACTACATTGAGATCGTCGATGTATGGTCGTATGAATAATTTCAGCTCTGCTATTGCTGAATCTTTAAGCAAAGCTGTTGACACGGTGTGGCGAAATTCCCAAAGGTCTTTCCAGATACTTATCTCCCCTATGATGATGCGAACATCTTCGTTTTCATAGGAGACTTGTTTTGGGAATACGAGTTTCGCGCCTTCTCTAATGTGGAACTTCATTTCAGAATCCTGTCTGTGACATCTAGCACCGTGACCATTTCACGGATCGCTGTGCGTATTTCGAAGTTCTCTGCGCTAGTCATCTTTGGCCAAGCGGCAAAAGCATATTGAAATTGCCACCCTCGGTAGTTGTACGCTTGGCTCCGGATAAACTCGCCGCCAAGTCGATCGAGGATAAACAAATAGTGCCGATCGTTTGACTGAAGAATCTCGAACTTCACAGCTCTAACCGCACAGTCTCTCCGAACGGAGCAACCTGATCCGTCGTGCAGCACCAGAGCACGGGGTATTCAGGTGCAGCGAAGTTCAGCGGGCCATAAAGGTCAGTCAAGTACACGAGGCATACCGGTTTGATCCCATCCTCAGTTACGCGCTCGTAAACCGGCTCGAATGCCGTACCGCCACCGCCGTGCATCTCAAAGTGAAGCTCGTCGTTCGGACCAAATTCATCGATGTGGTTGACCGCAGCGTCGCAGTAAATGATCGTAGTCTTTTGTGGCCGCACGCTCTGCACGATGGCCTTGATCTCACTACCGAACGCGTTGAGCGTGGGCTGATTAATCGAGCCCGATGTGTCAATAGCCACCACGATCTCGCCCATGCTCTCACTATATAGAGTGGGCAGCATCATGCCCTGAGCGATAAACCGACGGTTCGGGCGCATCCAGCTGTAGTCGTTTTTGCTGGTCTCTGACACGAAGCGCTGCAACACTGCCTTCCAATCGACTTTGCTAGCTGTCAGTTCCTCAACGAACCGAGCCATACTGGCAGGCAGCTTGCCCATCGCACGAGCTGCTTCGGCTGCCTGGATCGTAGCTACTTTCCAGTCGGTGGCGTTTACTTCAGTGGACTCTCCGTCGCCGTCTTCACAATTGTCGAGTGGATCGTCCTCCGGCCCGTCACCATCAGGCAACAGGTTATACACCTCGTCTGAAGACATACCGGCGTATGCGGGGTTGTAAAGCCAGCCTTTGATCTCGTCAAAGCCAGCATCCTTGAGCGTTGCATTAATGACATAGTCTCCAGCCTGGTTGTACTTACGTGGGTTGCGTGCGCCACGCCGGCCGATATGGTCATAGACGCAGTGGAAAATTTCATGAGCCAGGAGCGTCTTTGTCTCACCCGGTGAGAGTTTGGCAATAAAGTCTGGGTTGTAGGCCATGCGCTTACCATCGACCGCCGCAGTAGGGATGCCTGGTTCTTCCACGAGCCGTAGGCGCAACGCCAGCACACCGACAAACGGCTGGTCAAGGACAAGCGCTGTACGCGCACGGGTAAGTTGGTCAGCTACAGCTTGGTTCTTCATTTCTGTTTCCTGGGTAATCTGTCGATGGAGGTCGGCACTCGGTATCTAGCACCGGCGCGCTCGTATGCAGTTGAATAGAGGCGTTGAGGCGGGCCGAAATTCAGTTGGTAGCGTTCTGGGTTTTCTGGGTCGAGTAGGATTTCTTGGACCGCACTCCGAGCATCAGTCAGCCGAACTTGTTGGCCGTGTAGGCGCATGGTGACGTCGTACCAGCGTTTGTAATGGCTGAACTTTTTGCGCGTTTCAGCGGCTTTTTTTCTATCGAGCCCCCACTCGAAATCTTCAGCCGGTGCAGTAGATAAACGGTACTGCCCTGGTCCGGCTGGGTCGAGACATAACGGACCTCTTCCTTCGCGCACATACTTTGGACCGTCAGGGCTATTGAACCCCCAGTACATCCTACCGCTAACTGAATGCACGCCGGTGCCTTCAGGACGTACCCGCCAAGCAAGCTGCTGCGTGCTGTTGGTATCGTAGGTTCGCAGATCAACCCGTCCGTCTTTGTAATATGTGACGATAGGTGTTGAATACAGCACCAGCTGGTACCCGGCGCCATCGTTGATACGAACGACGCGTTTGTGAGTAGCCCGGCGTTCAGCCAGCTGACGCCAGGAGGAGAGCTCGTTGCGCCAAGGTTTGGCCTCATTCCACAGACGCTCAGCTGTGGCGAAGTCGGGAACACGCGGAATATCGCGGGTATCAATTTGCCAACCGCTCATTATGGTAATCCTCTCAAAATGTTCGATGCAGCTTGTGCTGTCGCGGCGCGTACATCTGGGCGTGTGCGCAGTGTGCTCGGCGGCATCAACAAGTGATCGCGCATGTCCTGTGTAACGCGGGTGATGACCGGGTCGTCGGTGATGTTCAACGCGTCGAGAATCTGACACAGCTCGATAGCGTTGTGTATCAAGCTGTCCTTGAAGATCGCATCCGGGTTGCTAAGTCGTTCTTCGATCTTCGATACAACATCCCGGATACGGGAGTAGGTGGCCTTAACTGCTTCTGCTTGGCGGCCAGCTACAGCCTGAGTGACCGACTCGCGCAATTCGGCTTGGGCTTCTTCGCTGAGATCGACGCGGAAGTCTGGAGCAGACGGTACTGGCATGAACTCGATCTTGAGGCTGAACTTGTTGGCCAAGTCTGCCGGGTCAGGGTAGTCACCAGGGTTGTACATGCTGCCCAAGCGATTGCGAGCAGCTTGCACTTCGGTTGGGTATTTCGCCAGCATGTCGGCGACAAGATTTTCGAACTGACCCTTGAACACCCGAAACCGCGCGGTGTAGTCCATGAACAGAGCGGTAGGGAGAACACGTGCGCCAGAGTCAGCCCAAGGCTGAGTGCTGAAGTGGTGGGACTCACGGATTTTTGCTGTGA